TTGATCATACTTGATACTCGGTCTTGAAGTTGCTTGAGAGTGTAATTCATGATTAGAGTGAGTGAGTGTTAGTTAGTAAGAGACAATTTTGTAAGTATTAAGATCGGATTGGATAACTCGATCTTTAGGTGATAACAAACTACGTTCTAGTCGTAATTGCCAACCCTCTTCAATATCATTCTCAGCGATAACAGCATAACCAAAAACTCCTGGTGTTGGCATCATAAATTTGCCGTGCTTTTCTGCCTCTTGACTATTAGCGAAACCTCTTGCGGTAATGGTGTAATCTTTACCGAAATAAGCACAGATAAAGTCTCTCATGATATCAACCTCCAAACATTTCATCAAATAGTGATTGTCCTGATCGTTCATCATCAGTCATTCTTTGTGTTTCTCGAATGTTAGCAAGGAAGTGAATCTGTGCTTGAATATCATCTACTTCTCTTTGCAACTTCTCTTTCCTATAGTTCAACTCCATGATAGACTTGTTGATTTCGACTGTGTTCATAGTTTTGCGAATAGTGAGAGATTTAAGTTGATCTTTGATATTCATATTTTAGTTAACAGATGCAAAGAGGTGATAGATTTTGCTTTGAATATTATTAGCAGTTTCAGATTCTGTATCGCCATAATCAGAAAAGTCGCTCATGGCGCTGCTGATTGCCTCCCATTCTGCTTCAGTGAAGAATTCGGAGACAGAGCGAAGATCGGTGGTTGTTTTGTTCATGCTGTTAGTATGGCAGATCCGATGGGATCCGGTAGTTCATGGTGATACAAAACTCCAGTAGAAAACCTTTAGGTTGCTTGTGCCAATCTCATACCGTCACAGGGGTGAAAATAACTTAGTCGATGATATAATTAACAAGAACGCAAGCATGATTACCACGTCCCATGATTTTGTTCTGATGAAGAATGGCACAGAGATAGCATCACCAACGAACTGCATAATCACTCCTAATGATAGATTCACATGTAGGATGATGAAATATGCAGTGACTACAAGAAACGATCCTATGATTCTACCAGCGGTGTCAATCTTCATATTAAGCGGCGCAGAGTTGTAGATACTTACCGTTGCGTTGTGGTTTCTTTAACCAACCCCATGCAATTTGCTCCTTAACTACATCATACTCATCAATCGCAATTAACAATGATGTGCGAGAATTAGACTGAGTTGCAGTACCTCTCCGGATCAATTCAATCTGATCGAATACTCCGATGAAGATTTCACCAAGCAACTTTGCATCGCCATTGAAAATGTCAAAGACATTGATATCTTCATTCAATCCATACTTAATGCCGATAAAGTCCATCTTCTCATCTTCTTTCTTTGTTGCATGAGTCGAACCCGTCCAACTATTCTTACCTGATGTTCCTTTGATCTCCCAGATTCTTCCATTGATAGTCACATCACCAGAAGAACTACGATCCTTCTTAACATCGAAAGATTCGCACTTTGCCAATTGGCATGTTAACACAGACTCAAGGATTCGTCCCAAATATACAAATACTTCGTTACGATCTTCTGTACCAAGTTCACGAAATGTGATGCAATCATTATCAATAACCCCACAATCTCTCTCTCGGTTGAGGTTACGCAGAATCGGACAAAATCCGATTTCCATATTCAGTTCGCGGACAATCTCAGCAACGATGTAAGGATTGCTGAAATAATCGCGGATCTCAGTTGCTGTCATTTGAATCGATTTCTTTGACTCCTTTAATATACATGATTTTGGTACCCTATGGAGGAATGGTGTCCAGTTCGCCAACTGGTTTGGGTTGGTTGGTGGTATTCTGTCGCCCTGTCGCTGTGCTGTCTTGAGAACCATCGCCACCACTAGAGCAAAACCCTCTTTTTTCCATAATTCTATCGGGAACGAGTGTTACATCATCCACACAACTCCCGATATGGAAAAATCACTAATTAACATTTAATCATCATATTACCGCTTGATAACAGAGATAGCGGGTTCACCCTGATGAAAGACAGTATCAACAACCGCTTGCACTTTTCTGCTGGTAGTGATACCAACCTTGTCAAACACAGGAACAACAACTAAACCAAACTGCTTAGACTTGTCACCCAATCTGATCACACGCCCAATCGTTTGACTGATACCGATGTAATCCATGTTACGCAAGAAAAGTACAGCCTCCAGTCCGTTGACGTTGATACCTTCGCTCAAAATAGAGTGATGGATAACAACAAACTGTTTGCCTTTTGTCTTGCCCCAAGTGTTAAGAGTCTCGAAGAATGTCTCACGATCAACTTTCTTACCATCGATGATTGCACCAGTCTTCGATGTGATCATCATCCATGAATATCCGCGCTGATACAACTCAACACAGAAATCAGTTTGTGACACCAACCCAACGATCTGTTTGGTAGTACGAGCAGCGATCAAGATCTTATCAACATTCTGATCATCAATGCAACTAAGCATATACTCACTGTCACGATCATAACTAATACCTTTGTCTGCCATCTCCATTTTCTTGACTACAACTTTAGGAGGGAGAATGTATCCACCATCAACTAACTCAGGAGCAGGCACATTGCAAATGATGTTACCATAAACCTCAGGCATATTCATTCCGGGTTTGAATATCGTGTTGCTGTACTTTGGTGTTGCAGTGAAGAAGAATGTCCGTGCATCTGACTGCGACACAACTTCAGTCGGAGCAAAGAAGTTGCGCTTGACACTGTTATGCGCTTCATCAAAGTATGCTGTATTCACGACAATCTCACTGTCTACAATCTTTTGCAAACTATTGTATGTTGTGAATATAAGTTTTTTTCCGCGAGTGAACTTATCCCACAGTTTGATTTGCTTTGCTTTAGTTGTGCTGAAGTAATGTGTCTCACCACTATGAACATGCAGAACATTTACATTAGTGATGTGCTCAAGAAATTCGCTGCACAGTTGATCTGCCAACAAAATACGAGGAGCGACAACAACAACCGTTCCATCCACAGTATCATCGAACGCAGACAATGTGTCCTGAATCATGCACATTGTCTTACCACCACCCGTGGGGATGATCACAGTGCCCTTCTCATTGTGCTGCATTGCATCACATGCTCGCTGCTGATGTGGGCGAAGGGTGAACATCGATGGATCTCTCAATAAAGATAATATACACGAAAAAGTGTCCACCTGCAAGTGTGGTGGACACTACATGCACTGTCACACTAGAAATTTCTTTTCGTAGTTAAGAAGATCTAATGGAGCAGGGATAATGTTATTTTCACATTCAATACTATTTTCCCAGAGAAATCCATCCTTACGATATAATTTAATACCCAGTTTCTTATATTTTAAGTTAGTTGGCACATAAACTTTATACTCAACACCATTATTTTCAGTCAACATACTCAATTCTTTATTTTCTTTCTTAGTGACTGTGATTGTGGAACATGACAACCAAAACAGATTTTCAAAGATTGTATAATCTTTGAGATAAACATCGGCATTGTCCATAATCATTCTACCGATGAATTGTGGAGACAAACAATGATCATGACACCTTTGTTTCGGTGAATTCTTTGCAGATTCACTAATCAATCCAGTGTGATTAACTGTACTGCAATCAAAAACAGGAATGTAATAAAGTCGGGTGATTGGACGAAAAAAGTCTTCATCACCCCAGTTTTTTTGACTTGCTCGCATATGCAAAAATGCGGTTTCTGCATATGCTCTCCAGTTCTTAGATCTTCTCATGCAGTGTAATAAGCATTGCGATATAGATAACCACCTGCCCAGTCACACTTCTCTAAAACAAATTCACGTTCTTTGACGATTAAGAGATTGAAGCGTACACCTTTAGCAGGTGCCTTGATTGATGCTGGTTTGTATACTTCACCGGACTTCCTATCAATGAAAGCATGGACGGATTCAGTCTCACCGTTGATACATTGCATCACTTTGTGATACTTACGTCCAGAGATCAGTGCATAAGAATAGTTTCTACCATTCGGATGCTGACGTTGATAACTTGCCTGAAGAGCATCACATAGCATCAGAGAATACTTAGTGACGTTGATTTGAATCGTGTTCTGTGCATCCTTCTGAGCAACATAATCCTGGAAGGTAGCAGTCATGTGATTTGAATCGTATGAACGTATTGTAGAGGCATATAGATGCCTCTGAGTGCCTCTGTGGACACTATGCAGAGCGTCCACTCCATGCCTTCATATTGTTGAAGTTTGCGCGGGAGAATTCATAACGATTTACAAGTTTATAAACACCATATTCATTGCTACGGACATAACCCTCACCCTCACATTGTTTGCCATCAATATATGTCTTCGCACCATCATTACGACACAAGAATAACATGTCATCTTTGATTGATTTAATCAAGAACCAGAAGGAAATGAGCATAGAGTTGTCAAACGTTTCAGGAACCACGCTGATACCTTCGCGGATACACTTGTTCAGTTTGATGGTAAGTTCCGCTGCTTCCTTTTCATCCGCGAAAGTTACTAATTGAGACATTTGTTTGGCGAAACCAACAATCTCATCAAAATCTTCATCAATCTGCCAACACTTTGGTTGCACAAACTTACAAGTCTCAGTGTCATCGAATGTCGGGAAAACATCACCATCACTTACAACAAAAGCATCCTTAAGTTCACCTGTGCTTGTTGCATAGAATGTGTGCGGTGCGATGATAATATTCTGATCAATTATTTCATCAAAAACATATGTTATCGTGTTAGGCGTATAAGTATCATCGCCGCCAAAACCAATAAAATCGCATTGTATAATACCGGAGAAAGAAGGGAGGCAATCAAAACAATGATGCAGAATTTCAGCAACTGCCCCA